GCTATATGAATACGTATTAGAGTAACCTAAGTTTTTAAGTTCTTCCTTTACTGCTTCATCAGCTAACTTCTTAGCTTCAATTGCATCTCGCAAACCTGCTGTACGCATTTCACGATATGCTTTCTTAGCTTCAGCTAATTGCTTTTCCATCTCTTCAATATCAGACTTAAGTTCTTCAACTGATTTGCTCATCTTTATTATACTCCTTTCTTAGTTCAACGTAAGACACCATCTTAGGGAATTGTGCCTTAGACATTACTGAAGGTAACTCCTTCAAGTTTTCCCAACAAGCATACTTGTAGCTACAGAAACTACAGCTAGTACCTAGTATCTTGTTGCCTGTAGGCTTACCCCTAAATGTTTCGTCTACAGGTTCAAAGCAACGGTTAAACTTATTCTCATTAACTGTTTTCACTGTTGCTTTAATCTTATCCATTTCTTTTTCAACATCAGCATTCTGTGCTGACACATACTTAAATGAACCATTGGCTTTGTTGATGACCCACCAACCACCAATCTTTTTATTAGATGCTTTAGCATATCCTATAAGTTGACTGACGTAGCCAAAGGGGTCACCATCACTTAATGTTTCAAAGGATTCAAACTTATTATCGTATGACCAAGCAGATGCAGACTTAACATCATCAACTGCACCATCTATAACTAAGTCATACGTGCCTGATACCTTCGTGTCTCCTACATCTAATGATACAGTTTCAGGTTCTTCATACTTAACACCTGCACTTTTAAGTATACCCTTGAAGACTGCTTCAACTATATCTCCTAACATCATGTTCATCATAAAGTTATTTGGTTTAGTTGAAGCTACTTCAGGTTTATTCTTTTCAAACCACAGTTGACAAGTAGGTCTACCTAAATTAGACATACGTAAAGTAAAGTCACCCCTTTTATTATCCCCACCAAACTGCTTCCGCAGGGCATCCATAACGTCATTGCCTACCTGTTGAATAACTTCTTCAGACATAGTAGACTTACCATTTACAGCATCAGACATGTACTGATGTACTGCGAGTTCAGCAGGATGGTTCATTATGCTACTTCTTCTGAATCAATGTCTACAAAATCTTCTACTGTATCCACATCTTCATCTTGCATATGTTTGTTTGCATTCTCACTCCAAGCATTTATAATATACTCGTTGTAATTCTGCACCCAAGCTACGAAGTTGCCAAACTTTGACTGTTCTTCAGCAGTTAACTCTAACACAGTTGTTACATCAAGAGATGTGACAGGTAAGTAAAAGCTATTACCATTAGGTAACTTTCTTTCCTCTGTGTTCGCAGTAACTATATGTTGTACAGGTAGTCTCTTCATCTTAGCAAGCTGACTAAAGATTGCACCTACAGTTTTAAATGCATCTCTATTCTCTACTTCCCATATGAAAGGAATAGTCTCTACTTCTACAGGGTTACCTGCGTTATCTGTAGGATTAGTTAACTCTATAGTACCAAAGACTACACGTACTCTTTTAATCTGTCTGATTAAATCCTGTGTCTTCTCAGGTAATGCTTTAAAGTCTTTAATCCAACCTGAAGGTTTGCCACAGTTGAATCCACCATCATTATCTTTCAAGTCTATGTTGAGATTATCTCCCATGATAGTCTTAATATAACGATTAGGTTTATCTCCTGTACCCATGATGAATCTTTTATACATGAATCTCTGCATGTATGGTCTTATCTTAGCTGATGTAGCATAGTAAGTTTCTCCATCAGGTATCTCAAGTTTATAAGTACCACCTTCAACTACTTCTACCTTAGTCATCTTACCCTTAACCTCTTCTTCTCCCATGATAGGAGTATGGTTAATTCTTAGTCTTGCTAGAGTACTCACTTGCTTCTTTTCAGAAGTGCTTTCACCTGACATTCCCATGACTTTAGCCATAGCTAAATAGTTGTCCTTATCAATAGTTATTACTTCATTTGTCATATAATATTTCCTTTCTTTCTGTTAAAGTCCTATAGTTATATCAGCTAACCTCTTTAGTGTCAAGCCAATTGTTTCCTATTTTTGCTTCTAATAATAATGGTACATTAAAACTTATACCAAAGTGGGTTTCAATCAAACTATTCATCTGTGAATTGACATGTGTTATGATATCTAGTACCTGTCTTTCTTCACTAGGATGAACGTCAATTACGATAGAATCATGTACACTATTAACTACACAACTTTGTATAGGTTTAAGTAACTCATCTATCTTTAATAGAATTAATGGAACTATATCAGCAGTAGCAAATGACTGAACAGGATAGTTCTTTATCTGCGTAAAGTGTGTTACACTTCCATTCCTTCTTCTCTTCACATCAGGAAAAGAAAACTCTCTACCTGATGGTGTCTTTATTATGCCTGTAGTTACAGCTTCTTTAGCCAATCTGGAATGCCATGACTTGATTCCTTTATACTTCTCTGTGAAGTGTGAGTAGTATTCAGCTTCCGCTTTAGTTCTTCCAAATCCTGTTGCTCCATATAGTGGTGCAAACGTGTGTGCCTTCGCATCTTGGCGAGAAGTAGGTTGACCTGCATCTGTAATAACTTTAGACGTATACGAGTGAACATCAAATCCAGTAGTGACTTCATTTATAGCTACCTCATCTTGTGATAAGAAAGCAGATACTCTAAACTCTAACTGTGCAAAGTCAGCTTCAAGTATCCTGCCATCTTTCCAACGTGACACAAACACTTTCTTCACAGGGAACGTACCACCCCTAGGCATGTTCTGCATGTTAGGGTCTGCACCACTAAACCTACCTGTTGAAGTTCTGTGTTGTAATAATCTCACATGAAGCTTTCCATCAGGCTTTAGGTATGTATTAATACCATCAACGAATGATGATAAGTATGTCTCAACTGCACTCAATCTACGTACATCATGTAAGAACTTCTCAGCTTCTTTCATGCCACGTTGTCTTGCTACACCTTCTAGTAACTCTAGTTGTGTCTTGCTTGTTGAGAACCCATTAGCACTTACCCACTTAGGGTTGGGTGCATTAAACTTTAGTCCTGCCACACTGCCCACAATATCAGTAAAAGTATGAGCATCCCCATTACAAGTCTTACATTTGGTAGTGTTTGCATAAGGTGTTCCATCTTTCTTTACCTTTCTAATTTCTCCCCATCCATTACACTCAACACACGTAGATGCAAGTTGCTTGTAAAGAACTTTGGAATGTTGTTTAATATTTGTACGAAACTCTGAGTCACTCATATATGGCTCAAAGTTATTTGCCCACATAGCTTTATCATGTGGCTTTCTACTATAGATAACCCAAGATAATTGTTCAGGACTGTTAAGATTGATACGTATATCTCCCATGAGTTTACTCACTTGTTCATTCAAGGATACTCTCAAGTCTTTTCTTTCCTGTTCAAACTCTTTCCTAACACTATCCAATGCAGTTATATCTACAGTAAATCCTCTTTGATATATTCTAGCTAAAGTAACTGCTACTCTATTCGTTAGAACTACAGTAGTCATAAGTCCACCATATTCAGTAGAGTTTAGCTTTCTATATATCTCATTACTCAACTCTTGTGTAGCATGTAAGTCAGCAGACAAATACTCTGATAGTTCTTCGTGAGGTATCTCATCTACACCAAGACCTTTCTTAAAGTATTCTTTTAATGTATCTTGTTTCTTAGTACTTAAGTTGTACCTTTCTGCACATGCTTCAAGTGATAGAGGTTGCTTCTGTCCACGTTGTAATACATACTCACCTAGCATAGTATCAAACACAGAACCATCATACTTAAAACCACACTCCCATATCCACATTAAGTCATGTACAATATTGTGTCCAATAAGAATGGTGGCTTCATCTAACAACTCTTGCAAGCCATCATAGTTATCTCTGAATAAATACTCCTGACCTTTGTCTGTTAAGCAACCTACCATAACTAGCTTGTTGTCTTTCTCGAATGGGTCAAGATGTAATTTACCATCTCTATGTGTGACTGTATTCTCTACGTCTAGTGTTAGCTTCATGCTTCGTACCTCGCTGTTCTATAATTCAATTCACAGTGTACACTACCATGCCAACCTGTCAACTTATTTTTAACGACATTCAAATGTCTTTGTGTATCCTCTTCATCTTGCCCTTCTACCTGTGGATTCTTAGCAATCAGAATCATCAAGTCAGCTTCAGCAGCCTTACCTGTACGTGAGCCTTCCATCATAGCTTGGTTCAGTATAACTTTACCTTCAGCTTCAGCAGATAACTGTGACATGTAGAAGACTGCACACTCATGTTGTTTAGCTATCTGTCTAGCATGTACTGCATTAGCCTTTAGTGCTTCATCCTGCCTAGCAAAGCCACCTGTACGTGCAAACTTATCTCCCATGTCTAACAGTACCACATCAGGCTTATATGCCTTACAGACACTCTCAACCCATGCCATATCCCTACCTGTCGCATCCTTAATCTTTATTCTATCTTTGACAGGTGCATACAAGTCACGTGCTTTAGCAGGGTTAGCTTTTATCTCTTTCATTTCCATGCCTGTTGATGCAGTTAAATATCTTGCACCTACTCTGTGATATCCTTCTTCGTTGCACAGGATAATACAGTTAGCACCTTGATGTGCAAATCCATTTGGACTAGCAATCAAACTTGCATGAAAGGATGTCTTACCTGTATTAGGTCTAGCACCAATCTCAATCAAGTGTCCTGCATTCACACCTTCTACCTTACGTGTAAGGCTAGGTATATTGAATGTCCATCTAGCTTCTAAATCATTCTTAGCTAGTAAGGTATCTAAGTCAATGTCATCCCACTCAATATTTAAGTTAGGTGTAAAGTCATCACCATAATGCTCAAGTATATTACGTAGAGGTTCAAGAGAAGACTTAGCACCATTGACATAATCAAAACCTAAGTTAGCAATGTCTTCACCTACAACTTGTTGAAACAACTTAGACAATACTTCTTGTGCAATATCTGTTCCAAGAGGTTGCTCCTTCTTTATTTGGTGAAACAAACTAGAGTATGCTTGCTTCTGTGCTGTAGTCATAGATGGATTGTTAGACATAAACAATGCTTCAATCTCATCAGGTGTTACTGTTCTCTCATAAGTACTCATAGCCTTATCTAGAGCACTCTTTATCTGACGTACATCTTTACTAAATAATCTGTCAGGACATTTAGCACCTCTGTGGTCATCATAAAATGACTTGTTCATCAGGCTTCTTATTAACGATAGTTCCATGTTGGTCTCCTTCTATTGTTGTTGTTGTTGGGTTAGGTTGTTTAAATTTTGTATGTCTACATCATTACGATATTTCAAATCATCTGTCAATCTAAGGACTTTAATATCCTTAACATATCCTCGTAACTCTTTTGCAAAGGCTAGTGTCTTGGGCAATGCATCAGGGTCTAGTGCGATAATTGCTGTTGAGAATCGTGAGAGATACTGCTTATGTGATTCTGATAATGACGTACCCAACACAGCTAACCCAACGTATACATCATTGCCTACAACTGAAGCACTCACACAATCCTCAACAACTACTGCTACCTTACCACATCCATATGTGTAAGGCAGACTATTCTTTCCATATCGTTTCCACTTAGGTAATCTATTTGTAACTGACCTACCTACTGCATCCACAGTAGTGTCATTATTTTTAACTAAGAACACGACACGTTTTTCTTTTACATCATAATGTAAGTCAAGTTCATCTGCATCTAACTTCCATAGTTTACAGAAGTCCATGACCTCTTGTCTATTACCATGTGGTACAACAAAGTCAGGCAACACAAACTCAACCTCACCTATATCAGTTACATCATCTGTGATAGCATCACGTATATCTTGTACTGACAGGTGTACTCTATGCCCACCTTTAGTTTCACAGGTAGCTTTGTAACAATTCCAAATCATTTTACCTTTGTTGTTTGTTACAGTAAATGTTTTATATCCTTTACATACAGGACAATTAACCCTTCTTGTCATACCATTAGGTACATCTAATTCTTTTACTATTTCATTTACATTTATCATTATATATCACTTTCCTTGTCGGCATTTACTTGCTTGTACCATAGGTTTTACGTAGTGTCAATGCATTATTTGCAGAATCATACGTATTTTTCATATAAGGTTTCACAGATTGAGGATTAGCATGACCTGTGACAGACATAATCTGACCCATTGGTACTCCTGCTTCCACCATTTCTGTTGTACCTGTCCTTCTCAAGTCCATCAGACGTAATTCACTAGGTAATTTAGCCATGTCCATCACTCTTCTGCCCACTTTTGACAGTCTTACTAACGTGTAAGGCTTGTATTCTCCTCGTACAGGTCTGTAATGTGGGGTCACATAGGGTTGAAAACCATATTCTTCCTTCTGCTGAACTAACATTTCTAATAAGTCAAGTGAAATTGGTAGGTGTACTACACTTCTTCTCTTGGACTGTTGCAAATTTAGCACACTTTTATCAAAATCTATGTTAGAGAATTGCAATAATCGCATATCTCCTATACGTTGACACCATTCATATGCCATTTGCACTATCAAACCTACATTTCTGTACTTGAAATCACTATAAGCTACGTCTAAAAACTGTATCACTTGCTCTTTTGTCCACACAGTACGTCCTGTCTCTTATACACATCTCCGAGCCCACGAGACGTAGAGGAATCT